GTTTCCTGCGGCTGGGGAGGATCAGTTCATCTCTCCGGTGGTGGTTGAGGATGCGTTTAAGCGACCAAGGTACAAAGACCCAACAGCACCCATAGTGATTGGTGTGGATCCGGCGCGGGGTGGGATGGATTCGACTGTGATTGTGGTGAGGCAGGGGCGGGACATTGTGGCGATCAAGCGGTACAAGGGTGAGGACACGATGGCTGTTGTGGGGCACGTTATTGATGCCATTGAAGAGTACAAGCCAGTCCTTACCGTAATTGACGAAGGAGGGTTGGGTTATGGGATTCTTGATCGGCTTAACGAGCAAAAGTACAAAGTAAAAGGTGTGAATTTCGGATCAAAATCCAAAACTCCGCTCATGTATTTGAACAAGCGGGCTGAAATGTGGGGCACAATGAAGGAATGGCTAAAAACTGCGTCAATGCCCGTTGATCGCAGCCTTAAAGCTGACTTAACTGGCCCACTAAAGAAGATGAACTCAACCGGAACAATACAATTGGAAGGCAAGAAAGAAATGAAGGCCAGAGGATTGGCGTCTCCCGATGCCGCAGATGCGCTTTGTGTCACCTTTGCATTTCCTGTTTCTCACCGTGAACAACGCGAATTGTCAAGGGCTGTAAAGCACTATGGTGGAAATTCTCCATCCACGGGTTGGATGGGATCATGACTCGCGCAGAAGCGTTGGCTAATGGCTTGTCTGTTTACTTTACGGGCAATCCTTGCAAGCAAGGTCACATAGCTGATAGGTGGGTTGCAAATTGGACATGCGTGGTTTGCCATGCAAAAAGATGTGCTGAGTTTTTGCCAAAGTGGCGCGAAAAGAACCCCGAAAAAACCAAAGCGTACTCACAAAAGTATGCAAAAGTCCATGCCGAGCAAAACAAAGCTTGGAGGCTTGCAAACAAGGAAAGATGCGCTGAAACCGGGAGGAGTTGGCGGCAAAAGAACCCTAAAAAGTGCAATGCATTTAGCCGGGAATGGAGGGGCCGCAACCGCGATTTGATGAATGTTCTGAAGGCTAAACGCCGGGCCGATCTGCTTATGCGGATTCCAAAATGGTTGTCTGTAGACGAGAAATGGATGATTGGTCAGGCATATGCACTAGCCAAACTACGAGCCAAAATGACTGGCTTTGATTGGCATGTAGATCATGTGATCCCCTTGCGCGGCAAGAACGTGTCTGGTTTGCACACTCCGTACAATTTGCAAGTAATCCCGGCGGTTGAAAATCTGAGGAAAGGAAACAGGCACGGACTCGCCACCAGTAGCGAGTAGGGAGTACAATCCGAAAAACGTGCGTCGGTTGAGTAGCTTAGGCCCTGGCGGCGTTACTAACTCTTGGATGGGATCTTAATCATGGCTAACACTAAACCTATTGGCGTTGCGTATTCTGACCAGGACATTACTGGTGCTGACACTGTATCGGCTAACTTGGTGTATTCAACGGCTGAGTTGGGGTATGCGACTGCGGCGCAGGGGACTGTGACTCAGTTGACCAGCAAATCTACGGCTGTTACGTTGAACAAGTCTGCTGGTCAGATCACGATGAACAATGCTGCGCTAACGAATGGCGCGATCATTTCGTTCACGTTGAACAACACTTTGTTGTCTGCTCGTGATGTGTTGACTGTCAATGTGTCTGGCGGTATTGCCACTACCGGCACTTACACTGCGTTTGTTTCCACGGTTGCTGCTGGTTCGGCTGTCATTAGCTTGTACAACGTCAGTGCTGGTTCGTTGTCTGAAGCTGTTGTGTTGAATTACGCGGTTATTCACTGCGTGTAATCATGGCTGGCAAGAAGAACGTATCTCTTAGCGTAGGTCGTGGTGAGAAGTTGCCTACGGCTAAGGGTGCTGGATTAACTGCCAAGGGGCGCGAGAAGTACAATGCGGCCACTGGCAGTAATTTGAAGGCTCCTGCGCCGAGTCCAAAGACTGAGGCGGACAAGGGGCGTAAGGCTTCTTTTTGTGCCCGTATGGGCGGCGTGGCTGAGAAGGCCAAAGATGGCGAACGTGCTAAGGCTGCACTTAAAAGGTGGAAATGCTAATGGCTACCAAACCTGGGCTATATGCCAACATTCACGCAAAGCAAGCTCGTATTAAGGCTGGCAGTGGTGAGAAGATGAGAAGTCCTGGCGCTTCTAATGCGCCAACGGCCAAGGCTTTTAAAGAGTCTGCCAAGACTGCCAAGACTGCCAAAACTGCCAAAAAGGGTAAATGATGCCTTTGGTCAAATCTAAATCTGCTGAAGCGTTCCGCAAAAACGTGAAGGCTGAGGTGGGTGCTGGCAAGCCTGTGAAGCAGGCGGTGGCCATTGCTTACTCTGTCAAGCGATCTGCTGCCAAACCTACACCAAAGAAGAAATAGCACATGGGTGAATTGACTGCGGCGGGATCGGTTACTAATGAGAAGCGATCTGGGGGCAAGTCAGACTCTGACGTGCTGGCTAAGGCGCGTTCTCGGCTTAACATGGCGATCTCGGCGTATTCAGAGAGCCGTGAGGATGAGCTGGACGATCTGAAGTTCTTTGCTGGCTCTCCTGACAACCATTGGCAGTGGCCTGCGGATGTGTTGGCTACTCGTGGGGCGGTGCAGGGTCAGACGATCAATGCACGGCCTTGCCTGACGATGAACAAGCTGCCTCAGCATGTGCGTCAGGTGACGAACGATCAGCGCCAGAATCGTCCCTCAATCAAGGTCATTCCGGTGGACGATCAAGCTGATCCTGAGATGGCTGAGATCTATGACGGGCTGGTGCGTCATATTGAGTACATCTCGGACGCTGATGTGGCGTATGACACGGCTTGTGAGAACCAGGTTGTGTACGGCGAGGGCTACATCCGGCTGTTGACGGAGTATTGCGACGAAAACTCCTTTGACCAGGACATCAAGATTGGCCGGGTCAGAAATGCGTTCTCGGTGTACATGGATCCAACGATTCAGGATCCTTGTGGGTCGGATGCCAAGTGGTGCTTCATTACTGAGGACATTCTCAAGGAAGACTACGAGCGCATGTTCCCGGATGCTAATCCTATCTCTACGTTGGAAACGTTGGGGGTGGGGGATCAGTCGTTGTCGCAGTGGGTCAATGAGGACACAGTACGGATTGCTGAGTATTTTCACATTGAGCATGAGAAGAAGACTCTGAACCTGTACCACGGGAATGTGTCTGCTTTTGTGGGCGATCCGCAGGACAAGCAGATGAAAGCGATGGGCATGAAGCCTATCCGTACCCGGCTGGTGGATGTGCAGCGCGTAAAGTGGTGCAAGATTAACGGATATGAGATTCTGGAAGAGCAGGACTGGGCGGGGAAGTTTATTCCTGTGGTTCGCGTGGTTGGCAATGAATTTGAGGTGGATGGTCGGCTGTATGTGTCTGGTTTGGTGCGTAACGCCAAGGATGCACAGCGGATGTACAACTATTGGGTGAGCCAAGAGGCCGAGATGTTGGCTTTGGCACCTAAAGCGCCGTTCATTGGGTATGGGGGCCAGTTTGAGGGTTATGAGAACCAGTGGAAGACGGCTAACACGCAGAACTGGCCGTATTTGGAGGTCAACCCGGACGTTACAGATGGTCAGGGAGCAGCCTTGCCCCTACCCCAACGTGCCCAGCCTCCAATGGCCCAGAATGGCCTTATTGCAGCCAAAATGGGCGCTTCGGAGGACATCAAGTCCACTACGGGGCAGTATGACGCGAGTCTGGGGGCCACGTCTAACGAGCGATCTGGCCGGGCTATTCTGGCCCGCGAGAAACAAGGCGATACGGGGACGTATCACTTCGTTGACAACTATTCGCGGGCGGTGCGCTACATTGGGCGGCAGATCATTGACCTTGCACCGAAGATATACGACACGCAACGAATTGCTCGGATTATTGGCATCGATGGCGAGACCAAGATGGCGAAGATTGATCCAAGCCAGCCAATGCCTGTCAAGAAAATTACTGACCAAAATGGGATTGTGATTGAAAAGATCTACAACCTTGGCGTTGGTAAATATGATGTTTGCGTGACGACTGGCCCTAGCTACATGACCAAGCGCCAAGAGTCTATGGAGGCGATGAGCCAGATCTTGCAAGGCAATCCCCAGTTGTGGGCTGTGGCTGGTGACTTGTTTGTCAAGAACATGGACTGGCCTGGCGCTACTGAGATGGCTGATCGCCTGAAGAAGACAATTGATCCTAAACTGATGTCGGACCAGGACGACCCTGCATTGCAGGCTGCGAATCAGCAGATGGAAGCAATGGGCAAGGAAATGGAGCAGATGCATCAGATGCTCCAAAACGTGTCCAAGTCTATGGAGGCACGTGATATTGCGGTCAAGGAGTTTGACTCGCAGGTGAAGGCGTACCAAGCTGAGACGCAGCGTTTGGCTCAAGTGCAGGCTTCTATGTCACCTGAGCAGATTCAAGAAATTGTGATGGGCACGGTCCACGGGATGATTACCTCTGGTGACTTGGTTGGTGAGATGCCTAGCCGGGACGTAGATGTAGGTGCTGAGATGCCTCAAGAGGGCATGGAACAACAGCCACAACAAGGGATGCAAAATGAAGGCATGTGATTTTGTGGGGATGTTGTTCTTGGGCCGGGATGTAGCCCATTCGGTTCATTTGAACACGCGCAGCTTTTCAAAGCACATGGCGCTGAACACGTTTTATGATGAAATTGTTGGTCTGGCTGATAGCTTTGCCGAGGCGTATCAGGGCAAGTATGGCTTGATGGGGCCGATCACGTTGATGTCTGCCAAGAAGACGACCAACATCGTTGAATTCTTGCAGGGTCAGATGGACGAGATTGAGGCAGAGCGGTACAAAATTGTGGATAAAGAATGTACCGCGTTGCACAATATCATTGATGAAATTGTCGGGCTGTACTTGTCCACACTTTACAAACTACGCTTCCTTGCGTGAGGTAAAAAATGTTTAAAGAGATCACTTCAATCTACGGCTACGAGCAACTGACCTCGTTGGCTACTGCGACAAACATCAACCCTCCCCCAAGGGACGTAAACGGTTTTGTATCGTCACCAGTGCGTGCTGTGATCATTACTGAGGATGCGCCTGTGCGGTGGCGTGATGATGGCATTGATCCTACGCCTTCTGTTGGCATGTTGTTGGCTGCCGGTACGGTGTTTTCATACGATGGCGATCTGAAGAAGATCAAATTCATTCAGCAGTCTGCCGCTGCAAAACTTAACGTGAGCTACTACAAATGAACATCTTCCCATCGTCAAAAGATGTAACCACAACCCCGGTTGCTGAAGGACAGGATCTTGTTGGCAAGATGCGTGTCTCGGAGCCTCAGTCTCTGATTGACACCGACTTTGAGTACGGCTTGCAGCCTACCAAGTGGGAAACGCTTAACACGTTGAATAACAAGCCTACGGCGTTTTATGACCCATCCAGATCGCTGACCATCACTGATGTGACGGGCGCGGGTACTCGTGTGGTAACGGTGGCAACCGCCTCGCCGCCTGCTGCTGGCACTCCCATTTTTATTCAAGACACGACCGACGCTGATGCAAACGGTTGGTTCTTGGTGAATACGGTGAGTGCAGGTGTTTCATTCACCTACATTGCATCGTCCATTATTGGCGCTGGGTCTAAATACGACTCCACCAAAACGTACATCTATCAGGCGTACTTCTTTACTGGTTCTGGCATCTCAACAACGTCGATCACCAACTCTAGTACGACTTGCACGGTAACGACCACGCAAACACATAATCTTTGCGTTGGCAACTACATCTACATTACTGGCACAACGGCCACAACCAATGCGCCTAATGGCTCGTGGATTGTTGCAAGTACGCCTTCGGCCAATACGTTTACTTTTACCGTAATTACTGCCCCTACCGGCACCATCACTATTCCTAGTGCTACAACGACGCTGTATTCGCGTCCTAGCGGCTATGTGATCCATCGTGCGTTTGATGGTGGCGTTCATCTGACGGCAGGTGGCGGCAACCCTAACGCTTCTGCCGCTCGTCAGACACGGCGCTATTTCCGGTATCAGTCGGGCAAGGCGATCCAGTTTTCTACCGGCACGGCACTAAAGCCCAACGTGTTTGTTGACACGATTACGTCAAGCGGCACGACTGCAACGGTTACTTGCCGATTTGTTCACAACTTGCAGACTGGCAATTTTGTTCAGGTTGTTGGTTGTTCTGATTCAACGTACAACGGCATTTTTCAGATCACTGTCACTGGCAGATACGCTTTCACCTATGTGATGACCGGCACTCCGGCAGTGAGTCCAGCGCAAGGTTTTCCAATATTTGTGTCTGCCTATAGCTGGTACGGCAACACCAACCGTTGCGGCATTTTCGACAATCAGAACGGTGCTTTCTTTGAATTTGACGGTCAAACATTGTGGGCTGTCCGTCGCAAGTCTGTATATCAGTTGTCCGGCAATTTGACCGTTACAAGCGGATCAAACATCATTACGTCAGGCTCATCAAAGTTTACCGATCAGCTTGTTATTGGTGACTTCATCGTGCTGCGCGGCAAGTCGTATCGCGTTACCAGCATCCAAAGCAACACGACCTTGTACATCTCGCCTGAGTACCAAGGTGCAACGGCAACGGGCGTGGTTGGCTCAAAGACTGCTGAACTTCGGATTCCTCAAAGTCAGTGGAACCTGGACAAGTGTGATGGCACTGGCCCGTCTGGGTACAACATCGATCTGACCCGCACTCAGATGATGTACATTGATTATTCTTGGTACGGCTCTGGCCCGATTCGTTGGGGTTTTAGAACCACCAATGGGCGAATTGCCTACGTTCACCAAGAACGCAACAACAACATTAACTTTGAAGCGTATTTCCGTTCGGGCAACTTGCCTGCTCGATATGAAAACACGACCATTCAGCCGATCACTACCATTACGGCTGATTTTAGCGCCAGCGAAGTTACAACGCTGAATGTCGTTAGCACGACCGGCTTCCCCCCAACAGGTTCGCTCAAACTTACCAAACTTGGCGCAACTGGCAACATTGAAGTTATTGCCTACACGGGCCTGACTGCGACAACCTTTACGGGTCTGTCCAGAACACAAACTGGCGGCAATGCTGCGGCACAGGCTTTCACTTACAGTGCCACTGGGCCTCAGTCGGTTGAACTGGTGTCGCAAAACTCTGCTGCGCCTTTGTCGCACTGGGGTTCGTCAATCATCATGGACGGCAAGTTTGACAACGATCTGAACTTCCAATTTAACGCTGGCATGAGCACGGCGCTGTCTATCGCAGCAGGTGCCACCAACGCTTTGTTGAGTATCCGTCTTGCGCCAAGCGTTGATAGCGGCCTAACAGGCGTTCTGGGTGCTCGTGAGGTTGTAAACCGCATGCAGCTCAAGTTGGCCTCGATGGACATCTTGACGCAGGGTACGTTCCGTATTAATTTGTCGCTCAATGGGCAAGTCAGTGCTGGAACGTTTGTTTCAACGGGTGGTTCTAGCTTGAGTCAGATTGCTACTCATGCAGCGGGTACTACGACTAGCGGCGGCGAATCTATTCTGTCGTTCTTCACGAACAACTCGGGTGGATCAACCAACTTCACGCTGACCTCGCAAGATCTGGGTGCAGCCCGTGACTTGGGCAACTCAATCCTTGCCGGTGGCTTGAACAACACTTGCCCAACGACTGTGAATGGCGTGTATCCAGATGGCCCGGACATCATCACGATTACCGCGACCAACATTGGCGCAGCGTCGTCCAACATCTTGGCTAGGTTGTCTTGGACTGAAGCCCAAGCTTAATTAAAGCAAACATGGCTGTCTGAATAAAGTTCAGACAGCCGTTTTTTGTATTGGAATAACTATGCAAAACATACTTACATACGCTGGGATTTATCTTGCGGTCGCTTTTGCGTTGACCTATGCGTTGTATGTTGTGTATGGCAGCGTTATGAACATTAAGCGTGTGCGAGATGCTGGCAAGCTCACAACCACTGGCAAAGTGTTGGGTTACCCAACGCTGTTCATCGGGTTGTTTCTTGACTTGCTGGTCAACGTGTTCGTGATGACATTCGTGCTTGCAGAAATTCCCCAGGAGTTCACGGTGACCAGCCGCTTAAAACGGCACCATGCTGAGAGCACCGGCTGGCGTTTGGCGGTTGTGAAATTCTTTGAGCCTGTGCTGGATCCGCTTGATCCGTCTGGTGACCACATTTAATATAATATTGTTACTGTAGTAAACTAATCCCGTACTGGTGCGATTCACCAGGGAATCCAAGGATTCAACCATGACAGAAGAAGTTCAAATCTCAGCGGAAGTGCCCGCGCCAGAACTGGAAGCTACGGCAGCCCCAGAAACTGAAGTTATTCAGCCGGAAGAAAAGCCAGCGGAAGCCAACAAGACCTTCACCCAAGAAGAGCTTGATGCAGCCATTGGCAAGAGGCTTGCTCGTGAGCAACGTAAGTGGGAAAGGGAACAAGCGCAGCGGTCAGTACAGTCGCAAGCGCCAAGCACCCCCGCTAACCTTCCCCCAGCAGATCAGTTTGAATCAGTTGAAGCGTATGCCGATGCATTGGCATTTCGTAAAGCTGAAGAGCTGCTTCGTGACCGGGATGCAAAGCGGCAACAGCAAGAAGTGCTGAGTGCTTATCACGACCGTGAAGAAGAGGTTCGGTCTAAGTATGATGACTTTGAACAAGTCGCATACAACCCGAGTCTTCCAATCACCAACGTGATGGCTGAAGCAATTCAATCCTCGGACATTGGCCCTGAAGTAGCTTACTTCTTGGGAACCAATCCAAAGGAAGCTGAACGTATCTCCAAACTTACGCCTTATGTGCAAGCCAAGGAAATTGGGAAGATTGAGGCCAAGTTGGCCGATAATCCTCCTGTCAAGAAAACTTCAAGCGCACCGACTCCGATTACGCCTGTTACTGCCCGCACAACGGGTAGTCCTGCTTACGACACTACTGACCCCCGTTCTACTAAAACTATGACGGCAAGCCAGTGGATTGAAGCTGAAAATAAGCGTGAACGGAAAAGGTTGGAAGCACAACGTAATTGATTTAACTTCTTCCTAAGGAAATATACCGTGGCGAATTCAATCCTCACAATTGACATGATCACCCGGAAAGCTCTCCAGATCCTGGAGAACAATCTGGTTCTTACCCGTAACGTTAACCGTCAGTACGACGACAGCTTCGCTGTTGAAGGTGCCAAGATCGGTTCTACCCTGCGTATCCGCCTGCCTGACCGCGCTTTGGTGACGGACGGTGCCGCCCTGCAAGTTCAGGACGACAACGAGCAATCCACGACCCTGTCTGTTGCCAATCAAAAGCACATCGGCGTGAACTTTACCTCTGCCGAACTCACCATGCAATTGGATGACTTCGCAGAACGTGTTCTCAAGCCTCGCGTTAGCCAACTGGCTGCTTCGATTGATGCTGACGTTGCCAATGCTTACAAGGAAATCTATTCTTCCGTTGGCACCCCTGGCACCACGCCTGCTACCTCTTTGGTTCTGCTGCAAGCTCAGCAAAAACTGAACGAGAACGCTGCCGGTATGAGCTCCCGTTATGCCACCGTCAACCCAGCCGCAAACGCTGGTTTGGTTGAAGGCATGAAGGGTCTGTTCAATCCTACCGACACCATCAGCAAGCAGTTCAAGAATGGCATGATGGGCACTGGCGTGCTGGGCTTTGACGAGATCAATATGTCTCAGTCAATTGTCAGCCACACCACTGGCGTGACTCCTACGGCTCCTATCGTGGCTACCACGGTGTCGGCTCAAGGTTCTACCTCTTTGGCCATCAGCTTCACCAGCGGTTCGCCTACCTTCAAGGTCGGTGATATCTTCACCATTGCTGGCGTGTTTGCTGTTAACCCACAGACCCGTCAATCGACCGGCTCACTGCAACAGTTCACCGTGACTGCTGACGTTTCCGTGTCGTCTACGACCACCGCTACCCTGAGCGTTTCTCCTGCAATTTACACCTCGGCACATGCTCTGGCTACCGTGAATTCGTTCCCGGCCTCCAGCGCAGTCCTGACGTTTCTGGGCGGCTCTGCTACCCAGTACGCTCAGAACTTGGTGTATCACAAAGATGCGATCACTTTTGCTACGGCTGACTTGCTGTTGCCACAAGGTGTGGACATGGCTTCGCGTCAAGTTCACAACGGCATCTCGATGCGTATTGTTCGTCAGTACGACATCAACAATGACCGTATGCCTTGCCGTATTGACGTTCTGTACGGCTACAAGGTCATTCGTCCTGCGATGGCTTGCCGTCTCTGGGGCTAATTGGTTTAAGGGGCTTCGGCCCCTTTATGTAACTTTTTTAAGGAAAATATCATGACTATCCCTTCAGTTGGTGGCGGTTATCAAATTGGCGATGGCAACGTCAATGAAATTCAAATGTTTGCCCTAACACCAAGTTCAGCGTCGGCTACCGCAACTTTGACGGCTGCCCAGTTCACAAGCGGCCTGATTGTTGGCGGTAACGCAACCACCGCAGCAAGTTACACCATTCCCACCGTTGCTGCTATTGAAGCAGTTGTTGGCCATGCCAAAGTTGATTCGTTTTTTGAAACAATTATCCTCAACACCGGCACTGGCGCTGGTGCTGTGACTGTTGTTACCAACACCGGATGGACTACTGTTGGCAGTTTGACTGTTGCAGTTAACTCGGCTGTTCGTTTTCTTTCTCGCAAGACTGGCGACGGTGCCTGGACTCTGTACCGCGCTGCTTAATGTAGTAGGCCCCACGCTGGAGACGGTGTGGGGTTTTTAAGGATGACAATGATCTTTCTCAAACATCCACTCCACGGCAGCAAGATTGCAAGTTTTGAGATTGAGGCCGAACAAGATGAACGAAATGGATGGGTGCGTTATAATGTTGACACGCCTTCTTTGTCTGAAGTTGCGGCTCCCGTGAATGAACTGGAAGTTAAGCGACGAGGCAGACCCCCGCGAGTGATCTCGCAAGGAGCGTAAAATGGCGACGGCTGGCGATATTATTAATGGTGCGCTCCGGCTGATTGGCCAAATCGCAGAAGGCGAGACCCCCTCTGCTGAAACGTCCCAAGACGCACTTCTTGCCATGAATCAGATGATTGATTCGTGGAACACTGAGAAGCTGATGATCTATAACACCCAGGATCAAGTATTTACTTGGCCTGCGGATCAGATTTCTAGAACACTTGGCCCAACGGGTGACTTTGTTGGCAACCGTCCTGTGTTGCTTGACGATTCAACCTACTTCCGTGACCCAACGACCAATGTGTCGTTTGGCATCAAAATGATCAATCAGCAGCAGTACAACGGTATTGCTGTGAAAACGGTGACTTCCACTTATCCACAAGTGATGTGGATCAACATGGAGTTTCCCAACATTTACATGACTGTCTATCCTCAGCCTACTCGAGCTTTGGAATGGCACTTTGTATCTGTGGATGAGCTGACCCAGCCTGTCACTTTGGCAACTGAGCTTTACTTGCCACCGGGCTACTTGAGAGCGTTTAGGTACAACTTGGCTTGCGAGTTTGCACCTGAGTTTGGTGTTGAACCTTCGCCTACTGTGGCGCGGATCGCCATGACATCCAAGCGCAATCTGAAGCGAATCAACAATCCTGACGACATTATGAGCTTGCCTTATTCGCTGGTTGCAACAAGGCAAAGGTACAATATTTACGCCGGGAATATTTAAGTGAAGACCCCCATCCTTGGATCAGCCTATGTAGCAAGATCGGTCAATGCGGCAGACAACCGCATGGTCAACTTGTTCCCGGAAGTTATCCCCGAGGGCGGCAAGGAATCTGGATTCTTGCAACGTGCTCCAGGCATGAGGACGTTGGCCACGGTTGGCACTGGCCCTATTCGCGGTTTGTGGTCGTTTGGCGGTAGTCTGTACGTAGTTTCCGCCACTCAGTTGTACAAGGTTAACTCGTCTTATGTGCCCACGTTGATTGGCTCTGTATCGGGTTCTGGGCCTGTGAGCATGTCAGACAATGGGACACAGCTCTTTATTGCCTGCAATGGCCCCAGCTACATCTACAACGCTAGTACCAGCGCATTTGCACAGATTACCGACCCAGACTTCCCTGGTGCTGTGACGGTTGGCTACTTGGATGGGTATTTTGTATTCATCCAGCCCAACTCGCAGCTTGTATGGGTCACCAGCTTGCTGGATGGCACCTCCATTGATCCGTTGGACTTTGCCAGTGCTGAGGGTGCTCCTGACGGGTTGGTGTCCATGATCGTGGATCACCGAGAGGTCTGGTTGTACGGCAACAACTCGGTTGAGGTTTGGTACGACTCTGGTGGGGCTGATTTTCCCTTGTCGCGTATTCAAGGCGCGTTTAATGAGATTGGCTGTGCTGCGACCTACTCCGTGGCCAAGCTGGACAACGGGTTGTTCTGGCTTGCTGCTGATGCCCGTGGGCAAGGTATGGTGTATCGGGCCAACGGCTACACCGGCCAGCGGATCAGCACCCATGCTGTTGAATGGCAGATTCAGCAGTACGGCACCATTTCTGATGCTATTGCCTACACCTACCAGCAAGATGGCCATTCCTTCTATGTGCTGACGTTCCCAACGGCAGGCAAGACTTGGGTGTATGACGTGTCAACGCAAGCCTGGCATGAGAGAGCAGGGTTTGACAGTGGCGCGTTTACTAGGCACCGCAGCAACTGCCAAGCGGCGTTTAACAACGAGATCATTGTTGGCGACTTTGAGACTGCCGACATCTATGCGTTTGACATGGAAGTGTTTGCCGATGGTGGCAACATTCAAAAGTGGCTGCGCTCATGGAGAGCT